CAGATATGCAGAGAGGAATGGGAGGAGCCCTCCCTCGCTAAAAGAGAAGACTGCCGCCCGGAGCTTAATATCTACAGCTTGTACTGGAGACTGACAGGGATCGGAAGGATGTATCTTGAGTCTCGTCCGGTCCGCACAGCTTACCAACAAATGAATGTGTATAACGAGTCCGTACAAATGGGCAGCTTTATGTCAAATTTGCTCGGTGTGTTAGGCGAGGTTGGGGACTGCATTTCCGACGCCGGATCGATAGAGGAGTCCAGATAATGGACAAATCAACTGTACCGGAAATAACAAAGGTTTGGCTTGAGCGAGAAACTCTTTATGATTTTTACCAACGGTGGAAGAAAGAACTTGCCAATTGCCGCCTGTGTCAACCAGTTGTGGGGCCCCCGCCATCCACTTTGTAACCTATCAACTCAAGGAGTCCGAATGAACGAAACGATACAAGAAATTCACACGAAGTGGTTTGTCGGGAAGAAACTAGAGAAGGTGACTATGGCCGACCCATACGTCCGCTACCACTTCGAGGGCGGCGGATACTTCGAGCAGTACCAGCACCTCGGCGAACTAAACTGGATTCCGGTCGAAAACGGATATCCTCGGAATAGCCCGGTAGGTCCGGACACCGACCAAGTTCTGATTAAGACCGACCGAGTCTATTACCCCAGCATAGGAACCGCAACCGGCGAATGGACAGAGGATGGGTTCGTGTGGCGTCCGGAAAACCCCAAAGTTCTTGAGCCGGAGTGGTGCAGCAACTGCAAACCGATAAAGGTGACCCACTGGGCCGCCATCAGTCTCCCGATAGAGCATGAGGGGAAGGAGTCCAGATAATGGACATTACGATTGGGCAGTACGCCGACTACCTGGACACCGGCCTGTGGTCGATGGAAAAAGGGGGAATCGTCGCTCCGGAGGACCTCACCATCAGACAACTCAAAGACTTCTTGTGGGTCAGCGGTGGGGCTGTCTACCTGCGAAAAGACGATAAGATTGTCTGGATTCCGGGAGAACGATAATGGACACGACGGCAATCTTGTCGAGGACCAATCTCGGGCTCCGACCGTTCGAGCAGGCGTTGACAGAAGCTAACGTCCCCTACCACCTTCTTGGGCGCGCTGGTTTCTGGGCACAAAATGAGGTTCGCACAAGTCTCGCTTTTCTGGGTTGTTCCTTGTACCCGTCTGACTACCTCCTCTCCCAGGCGATTCGAGCACCGTTCGCGGTCACTAAGTTCTTGCCCAAGACGAAGCTCGCGGCACGTCTCAAGGAATTGAAGGATGAGGATACTTCGTATTGGAACCTGCTCACACAAGAACCGCACTCGCTCGTCGAGAACAAGAACCTGGAAGCTCTTAACAACTTTGTCCAGTTCATTCACGCACTCAGCCGGTACCGCGATCTTCCCCCGGGTGACGCCCTCAAGAAAATTCTGGAGTCTTTACGCGCGTGGGATTACTATGCTGAGGAGGAAAGCAGTGGGCTGGACAATGATCCTGTCGCCAACCTCGTCGAGCTTTGCAAGCTGGCCGCGAAACACCAGACGGTCAAAGAGTTTTTGGATTATTGTCGGAAGGTAACTGCGGCCTCGAAGAGTAAAAAGGGGGTCGCCCTGGCCACCGTGCATGGGGCAAAAGGTCTGGAGTTCCACACGGTTTTCCTGGTGGGCGTGCAGGAAGGTTTGATGCCCCATGCAAAATCAACGGACCTGGGCGAAGAGAGGGCAATTTTCTTTGTCGGCGCGTCAAGAGCCGAGAAGCGGCTTATTCTGAGTTACAGCGGACAGCCGTCTCCGTTCCTAAAAGATTTTCAGAGCAAGAAACCGGAAACTGTGGTATAATGAATCTGAGGAGACAAAATGAACAAGCCAAAATTCAATTTCGGAGACTATGTCTTCCACGCCTACCTCCAATCCTCTACGAAGTGGGTGCCCTGCATAAGCTGCTCTGGTAAAGGATATGTGACCATTATCCTTGAAGGCGAGACCTTCACAATTGACTGCGAAGACTGTAAACGAGGGTACGAAGGATCGAACGGGAGCAGAAGCGGGTACGTTTACGAACCGGCAACCAGAGAAGGGCCAATTTGCGGGGTGGAAAAGCAAACCTCCGAACCGTGGGATTTCGAGTATCGAATCTCCGCCGGGAGCAATAGCTGTTGGTGCTTGAAGGAACCAGACGTTTTCGCCACGAAAGAGGAGGCTCTTGCCCGAGCAGAAGTTCTGAAACAGGAACGGGACGCCGAAGAAACGGAAAGACTCCTCTCCAAAACCAAGCCCGACAAATCGTGGGTTTGGAACGTCCGCTACTACCAAAGTCAGATTCGAGAAGCACAAGAAACAATCGAACGAGTGACTCTACAATTGAATGCCGCAAAAAAGCACGTCAAAGAGGAGAAAAATGTTTCCTGAACAAGACAGCATTTGGTACAAGTACCCATTGATGAGCAAGCTGGAGAAGCTCATGCCAAAGAAGTCGGAGCCGACGTGGACGCCCGGCGATGGAATGTTCCGTATCCAGTGCGAACCTATCAGATACTACGCGGAAGCGTTTGTCCATTATCTGGACAACGACCTCCCCGCCAACGCGAAGGAGCTTCAAGATACCCTTTGGGTCTTCGGCGAACGGCTCTGCGGAGACACGGAAAAGATGGTGAATGTCTACATGAAACTCGCAGAGGACCTCGTCGCGCTCCAAACCAATCCGATCTACATAGTGAAGGAGAAAATATGAAACCTGTATCGCCGGTCATGCCTGGATTTTCCGAGCCCTACGAATTCCTCTTGGCAAAGGATCAACCAGAGTACCTTCCTATACCCACCGTTCTCACTGATGGTGATGATAAACGGATGTCCAGCCGGTGGGAGTTCACAGACGAGGAGCGGGCAACAATTGCCAACGGGGGAAGCCTACTTTTCTCGCAATTTACTTTCGGGCGTCCTTTCCAACCCGTGTACTTCCAGATCGTATCGAAGGAGACCCTATGAGGTTTTGGCCACGCAAAGCAGTTGAGGAGCCAGTCGATCCACCGACGAAACCAGAAGATCGGACTAGAGAGGTGTTCGGCTTGTCGTGCCCAAACCATCATTTAATCCCATCTAAACCAGGAACAATTCTTCCTTTATCCGGGATGTGTACAACATGCGGGAAAACCATGAAACCGTCCCTACTGCTTCGAAGAGACCAGGCTTTTAGAGGGATAGATGCGTATTGGGTGTTCTATTACTTTTCTCCTTTCTCCGGGGAGTTGTGGTCCAGCACTGTCTACGAATTCGTCCGTTACCTGGACACGCCTAAGCCCCGGAGGAAGAAATGAAATACTGCGACCACCACGGCGGGGGTACTGAGGAAGTAATACGAGAGTTCAAATCCCCCTTCGAACTCGGAGAGTATCTACGCGAGAAACTCTGGAGATTCTATGTGGATGTGAATTTTGATAATCTTCGCGCAAAAATAGCTATCCCGGGAGGAGACCCGAGCCGGGGATGGAAAGAACTTTGGATTGTATCCATCGACGGATATGGTGTGGCTGGATGGACCGATAGCTGGTTTGAGGAGAAGAAATGAAGGAAGAAGAATCAGTAGAAAAAGCGTGCCACTCCGCCCGGGCGCAACTGGACGACCTGTGGAGAAAGTGGATGGAAGAATACCCAGAAACAGTGGATCAGACTCTCTTTGACTTGGTAAAAACCGGAATCGAGCAACTAAAAATTTTAGTCCGTCTCGCCAAGGAGGTAAAGGAATGACCGCCATCGGAATTCCTCTGGGTCAGGATTGTTGGTGGGGGCACTGTACGTGGCCTGACGGGTCCCCCGCACACCTTATGATCCTCAAAGAATATGGGGACCTCTGGGCAGAAGAATACAAAACCGAAATTGAGGAACTGGCCCAGATTTTTATTAAGCGAATGACCGAGACTTTGAATCAGGTACTTGAGGAGTGTAAGAAATGACCTACATTTACAAATCTTCAACAGGAAAAGAAATACAGCACGCCTCGTCCAGTTCCTTGGATCAATTCAGATTCTGCCGCCGCAAGTTCCGGCTGTCAAAGATCGACGGCTGGAGGGAGAAGGACAAGAAGGCCAGTTTGGAATTCGGAAAGTGCGTAGAATCCGCGATTCAGTTCTATCACGAGAATGGCCTGAAGTCGGGTGAAGCTGTCTCTGAATTCGAGCGGCTGTGGCTGAAGTGGTCCGAGAACAAAGAACTGGTTTACACCGCTCAGGAGAACAACTTTTTCGACTTGTACACAATGGGCAAAGAGATGCTGAAGCTCTACGAGATCATGTTGCCCTCCCTGCCCATCAAGAGCCCAAAATTCCAGCTTCAGTTCTCGAAGCCCCTGTGGCCGGGGACGAACCTTGGGGAGCTTACCTTCCTTGGGTACATCGACATCCTGTCAACGCTGGAGGATGGCAGCCGGGTCATCATCGACGTGAAGACGGCGAAGACCGCGCTCGACGCCACTCCCGGGATGTTGTCGATGGATGGGCAGCTTAGAAAGTACGCCTGGGTCTCTGGAATCCGCGACGTGGGGTTCCTGAACTTTGTAAAGGCCGGGCACCCGGACGAGTTCAAAAAAGGAGCGTCTGTTACGTTGCTGGCCGACACCCGCGACTGGAAAGCAGGGCAAGAGCTAGTCGTTGCAAAAGTCATAGAAGCTAAGTCCGAAGAAGAGAAAGAATACTTGTACTTGGGGGATGCTGAAACGGTCCGGATAATGGACGAGGCTCTGAAGTTAATTGGCGGAAAAGGTGCTGCCGAGAGAAAAGAACAAGTAGTGACAGAGTTCCTGGCTAAAGGAGGACTTTGCTCTGTGGGACGTGAGGAGGTCACCCGGACTCTCCTGCAATATATCCAGACCATAATTCCGGAAGAAGAGATGAGCGAAGTAGGTCAGCAAATAGGCGACGACATGATCGCCGTCAAGACCGCAGCAGAAACTGGCCGCTTTCCCCAGGACGGTGGAGTAAGATTTCCAAATGCGATCTGCTCGTGGTGCAATTTCCGTGGAATTTGCCTGAAAGATGACAAGCTGCGTGACGAGTTACTAATCCAAATCAAGCCACAGAAACCGGAAGAAGACTTCCTGGCGGACCTGGAGGAAACGGAATGAACGGATGTCGTATACCACCCGAAGGTTGGATGTGCTCCCGCGAGCAAGGGCATGATGGACCTTGTGCGGCTTCTGTTGATTTCCCGGAAGCAAAGTTTCTCAAGCTTCCTCTGCGGCCCCGTGAGATCATTACTGGCCTGGTCCGGTTAGGCGATAGCCTCTATGTCTGCACTGACGAACGAGTTTTTGAACTCCGACAGAAAGTTCCGTGGTACAATAAGCTGTGGAGGAAAATATGCGGTTGGTTCTAATTTCAGACACACATGGTATGCACCGCCGGTTCACGATTCCGGAAGGAGACGTGCTAATTCACTCCGGGGACTTCATGTGCAACGGAAACAGCGCCGCTGACGTGCTAGACTTCAATGCCTGGCTAGGGACTCTACCTCATCCTCGAATAATTGTTGTAGCTGGTAATCACGACCGAATGTTTGAGGAAGACAGGAGACTCGCACGAAGTTTCTTGACCAACGCGACCTACCTGGAAAACTCGGGTGTTGAAATTGATGGAGTAAAATTCTGGGGATCGCCCGTACAACCAGAATTCTGCAATTGGGCCTTCAACGTCAAACGCGGACCTAACATCAGGAAGTACTGGGACATGATACCTGACGACACAGATGTGCTCATCACGCACGGGCCTCCCTGGGGCCTCTTAGATCAAATCAAACCGGGACGGGAAGTCGAGCACCTGGGGTGTGGAGAGCTTCTCAAAGCCGTGCGAAGAGTTAAACCTAAGCTGCACGTCTTCGGGCACATCCACGGCGGGTACGGGTCATTCAAAGAAGGACCTACTCAGTTTGTAAACGCTTCCCTCTTGAATGAAGCGTACAAGCCGGTGAATGCACCAATTGTAGTAGACTTTCAAAGTGAAAAAGACTTGGTAGCCGAACTCCCAGAGTTTCCCCTACCCCGGAAGAAGGAACTTACTGGCCGGGAGCTTGCACTGTTAGTTGACATGCTCAAAGAAGAGCCGAAAATTTTAGGTGGAAAGTTGTCCAGTTAATGGCAAATTTGTTTGTAATCTCCGACACCCATTTTGGGCACGCAAACATCTTGTCTTTTAAGAAACAAGATGGGTCCCCGGTCCGAAACTTCTCCTGCGTGGAAGAAATGGATCAATACATAGTAGACAAATGGAACTCTGTGATTCGCCCACAAGACCACGTCTACCATCTAGGAGATGTTTCCATGAAGCGCCCCGATTTGGAGACGGTGTCCCGTTGCAACGGGCATAAGAGGCTCGTACGCGGAAACCATGATATATTTCGGACCAAGGACTATCTGAAATACTTTGATGAAATCTACGCCTCACGGGTTTTGGATGGTTTGATTTTTACACACATACCGATCCACCCAGAGAGCTTGGGAAGATTCCGTGCTAATGTACATGGACACGTTCATAACAATACTCCGGCTGGATTCTTTGGTCCTCGGTATTTCAACGTAAGCGTGGAAGTGATTGATTACACGCCGGTTTCATTGGAAGATTTGAAGAAAAGGTTGTCCGAATAATGGACAGGAGAAGCTAGGTGGCAGAGCAAAAAGGCATATATCAACCGTGGAGCCACGAAGAATTTATGGCCGACAGAAAGGTGCGTCGGATGAGCACCACGGAAGCCAAAACTTATATGATGCTCCTGCACGAGGCTTTCATCTGCTCAACACGTCCTAACCTCCCAGACGACGAAGAAGAACTATACCTGATGGCGTACTGTGCGGATCGAAGAGAGTGGGATTCCATAAAGGATGCCGTTTTAGGAATGTTCGACAAAATAGAAGTGGACGGAAAGATAGTTTTGTCTAGCCCCTATTTGAGAGACTTGTACGAGAAGGAGTGCCGAGGTCTTGTTTATTTCATCCAAGGAGAAATTTCAAAAAGAATAAAAATTGGGCAGACTGATCGGGATTTAAGGATTCGACGGTCTCAGTTGCAGGTGGGGAGTCCAGAAAAACTTAACATTTTGGGCCATCTTCATGGAGGAAAATTTACAGAATTATGCACTCAAATGGATTGGAAAGAAAATCACTCCCACGGAGAGTGGTACAACGAATCCCCAGAGCTTCTAAAGTTTATCCAGGAGAACGCCTGTGCCTGCACGAGTAGTTGACGGAGACGCAATTTACCTCTCCGGAAAAGTCAAAGCCCTGAAGCCGGAGCACCGTGCCGAGTACTCATACCTGATTCCTCTGGCAGAGGCAAACGGTGTGTTCGAGGCAGACCCTGATCGAATTTGGTCGAAGGCGTACTCGTTCCACCGAGATGGGACCAGTCCGGGATGGGTCCGGGATTTGCTCGCGGACTTCGTGCGGGTAGATTTACTCCGCACCTGGGACGAAAACGGCAAGGTTTGGGGGTTTTGGACGGGAATTGACAAAGCAGGAAGGCTGCCGTCCAAGAAACATTGGGAACGATACAAGAATCTACCCCCAAGTCCTCCTATTTCAGTAACTTCCGATGATGTGGGATGAATCCGGGACCAATCCGGGATTATCCCGCTAGGATTGGTATGGATTGGTATGGATAGGATTGGAGTCTGCGACGCTGGACTCTCTCAAAAATTCTGGTTAATGGACAGGAGAACGAAATGAAGATCAAGAAAGAAATTCAAGCGGTGTGCGTAAAGTACGGGGTTAAGGCTGGTGGGTACCAAAGTACATGGGAAGAGCTTCAAGCTCTGTCCGTTATTCACAAGTCCGGCGCGGTTGTCCGAGACTTCACCGCGTACCTCGAAGAGTGCCAGGGGGACGATTTCCCTCAAGGAGCCGTTTCGAAGTACCTACACGTGGCTCCTGATAGGCTGTCCGCTGACACACCGGGCGCTGCTGCGGCGTTTAGAGACCCGGAGGTAGTTTCCCTTGCCCGGGAGCTTACCTACCTCTCAGACGGGCAAATCAGCTTCGGGGACAAGCATCGGGTGAGACTAGCAGAGGTGCTGAAGGAGTTCACGGCTCTAGAAATCCAGTCGGTGTTCCGCTCCTGGCTCCAGGATCAAGACCTGACTGACCCCAAGAACCTGGGGTATCTACCTGGGAACTTTGTCCAGAAAGTGGACGGCCTAGCCTACACGGCCCGGCGTAAGGCTGAGGAGGCTAAGCAGGCCCAAAAGGACCGGGACACAGCCGTCGCTCGGCTTCAGGCCGAAGCGGAGGCCGACCGCTTAAAACGAGAAGCGGACAAAACCCAAGAAAATAATTTGGTGGACGCGGTTTTTGGGTGAGAATCTGTGGTATAATGCAAACATGTCCGGTTAATGGACAGAATTGAGAGGGAACCATGCTTTACTTTGGGGTCAAAAATCCGTGGCGTGTTTTTTGTTGGAGTTGGTGGAAGCACTCCTTCAACCCCCTTCGGTACTGGAACGCATTTGTGTACTTCTGGCAGAGGGGAACTCGGGGGTACGCAGACTGTGATATTTGGAGCCTGGATATGTACCTGAGTCAGTGGCTTCCGTCGGCTCTGAATTCTATGAAGGGTGGCCCTTATCCGATCCGGAGGGGAATGACCTCTAAGAGATGGGACGAGATTCTCGATAAAATGGTAGAGGGGTTCAAAGCTGCCTACCTGCTCTCTAACATGGAATATGATTCGTCCACTGATGAAGAAAGTCAACTCAAGAAACAAGAAGAAGTCGGGTTGAAATTGTTTGCCCGACACTTTGGAAGTCTTTGGAATTGAGAGGAAAAATGAACGCAATCGAAGAAATTCTTGAGAAGTTCAAATTCGAGTTGGTCTATGACTACATGTGCCGGGTGGGGTGGACGTACTTTGACAATCTTCAAACTCCAACCATCGCACGGTTGAAGGAAACGGCTAGGAGTCTTCTCACAGAGGTAAGAAAAGAGAATGGAGCAGTGCTTGAGTCCGGAGGATTCAGAGCTAAGTACTTGGTCAATGAGTGCTCGGGGCCGGAACTAGAACTGGAATTCATCTTGACACACTCTTTGGCATACGTTACTGAGGATAAACCATGAAAATTGATTTCAACTCGACACAGCAAGAAAACTTCATGGAAGAAGCCCTCGGACTGCCCAGCTACCCACTGGACAGCGCGGTAATCTGGATTCAGGACAACCTGACGCCGGAAGACGTGTTCACACAAAAGCAACTCGAAACCTGGGCGTATGACGCCGGATTCAAGAGGTTCGAATGATTGGCGGAGGACGACAGCTAACCGAGACGTGTAACGGGGCGGCGGCTGCGGTACTGTGGGGGCTAAGACCAAGGACGATGGCTAAATTTGTAGGGCCGGAGCACAAAGGAGCAAAGTAAAAGTGGAAGACCTTAACGCGCTGAAATCCGATCCCGGGGTCCTGAGAATCTACGGCCAATATATCAAGGGGCTGAAGAAGCAGGGGAACGTGTACATGGGGTGCTGCCCATTCCACGCCGACAAGACCCCCTCGTTCGCCGTCCACTCGGATATGCTTTGGTTTTGCCACTCCGGGTGCGGCGGTGGAAATATCATGCAGCTAGTTGAGCGCCGGGACGGAATCAGTTTTGGAGAAGCTGTGGAAAAGGTAAAGAGAGAACTCGGGCAATCGGATTGGGCATCGACCAAGGAAAAAGTAGAGTCCACGTTCAAGTCCGTCGCCGAGCCCAAAATTTACAAGACCCTCTCGCTTGAACAATACTCCAAACTTGAGGACGCCCTGGCTTCGTCCAAGGCCGCTCAGGACTGGCTGCTCAATGAGCGCGGGATAACGCTTGAAACAGCACAGCGTTTGCACTTGGGCTTCGCGCAGAACATCGGACAACTCGCGGGCGAGTCCGGTGCCGACATCGCCGACAAAGGCTGGATAGCTTTTCCGTGCATCGAGGGTGACAAAGTCCTGTCCGTGAAATATCGGTCCATTATCCGGAAAAAGCCGGGGGGCTTCGCGCGCCAGCCGGGCATGGCAACCGCGTTGTTCAACACCGAGACCATCGACGTTTTTGAACCGTTGTATGTTACGGAAGGAGAGTTTGACACATGTGTTTTGGAACAAGCGGGATTTCGGGCAGTGAGTGTCCCTTCCGCTGGAGCGAAGCTGACTCCGGTGCAGAAGGACATCCTTATGAAGTCGTCGATGGTGATATTATCTGGAGATGCGGATGCGGCGGGCACCAGCAGTATGGCCAAACTTTGGAGGGAATTATCCGAGAGGACATTCTTATTGGCGTGGCCTGGTGGAATGAAGGATGCTAACCAGACATTCATTGAGCACTGTGGACGGAACATTGACAAATTACGGACTCTTGTCGAGGAGTTGACGGCTAAGGCTAAGTCCACACCCATGCCCGACATCTACTCCATCCAGGAAGTCATGCGTACGGGCGAGGACACAAGCCTTGTTGACAGGCAGGACCGTCTCAGGTTCCCGTGGAAGTCTGTGGATGAAATGGCCATCTTGCTCCCCGGGTCCGTGCTAGGTGTGATGTCTACGTCCACCGGTCAGGGCAAGACTTGCTACTCCCTGCAATTCAGTTTGTTCGGCGCGCGCAAATACAATGAGACGGTCGTGAACTGGCAGTGTGAGTTGTCACCCTCTGAAATCGCCACGATGGTTGCGGCTCAGGTCCTGCACAAGAACAGGAATTTTCTGAAGAAGGAAGACCTGAAGGAAGCTGCTGACGAACTGGACGGCGTGAGCTACTACGTGGGGAACAATCCCACCATCAATAATGTCATGGACGTTCTCGACTTGATGGAAGCCGCCGTCCGTAGGTGCGGGGCTACGGTCTGTGTCCTGGACAACCTGCATTTTTATACGACGGGAATTGATGATGAGGTCCGCGTGCAGGCCGCCGCGATGAAGCGTATCAAGCAGATGGCTGTGCAGTACGGACTGAAGTTTATTGTTGTGTCTCAGCCAAGAAAAGCCAACGCTCAGTCCAGGGGGAAGAAGACCGTAATAGCCGACGCAAAAGGATCGGCGTCCCTCGGCGACACCTGCGATAGTTTCATGGCCATACACCGAGAGTTGTCCAAGGACACGACCGGGGAGGGAGTTGACGATCCGTACGAAGAAAAGACGCTGGTGGAGATGCTGAAGACCAGGTCCAAAGGTCTTGGAAAATCCAGTGCGTTCCTCCAGTTTTTTGGTGAGTTCGCTGAGTTTTCTGCAATCGAACACAATTATGAGGAGGCACCGGAATGACCAAGTACCGCTACACCCGCCCAGAAACTATGGAGTTGGATGGCTACCATGAGTTCCAATCCAATTTCGACAAAGAGGATGGAGAATGGCTGGCTGAAGCCGCCGCCGAGAATTACCACGACCGCCACGATGGATGGGAGTCCTTATGGCCTTTGGTTCTGGTTATTCGGGACGAAAACGGTTCTGAAATAGGAACCTATGAAGTGGACCGAGAAGTTGTCCCGCACTTCACAGCACGAGAGGTGAAGAAATGAACAAACTTTTAGCCAAAATTACGCTGTTGTGGAACGGGTATTGTCTGAAGCATTTCGAGATGAAAAATAGCGTTCTTTCCTCTGAATGCTGGGTGTGCAAGAGAGACCGAAAAAGCAGGGAAAGAGAAAGAGAACAAGCCTATTACTTTTCCCGCTACGACCTCATTCAGAAAGCCATCTCTGCTCTAAAAGGGGATGTAGCCAATGTCTGATCCAGATAATGAACATCGCCAAAGCAAGTGGATTGAAGGAGAACAATGATTATCCAAGCATCTGATTTGAAGCACAAGCTAAAGAAGCTGACCCCGGTTAAGACGGAGACATACGTCTTTAACACCTTCGGGATTTGTGCTCAGGATTCGGACGTGATCGTCATAGTAGATGGCCCGTGGTTTTCAGAGACATTCTCCGTGGCGAGCAAGAAGCTGGCCGGGACCGTGTCGCGTATGTCCGGGGACATCGACATCGCCCGCCAGGGGAACAAGCTGATACTGGCCTCGGCTAAGGCCCGGGTCGAGCTTGAGGTCCAGACCGTGAAACCCAAGGTATTCCCCGAATCCCCGGACAAGATTATGACGCTGGACGCCAAGAGTCTGAGGCGCGCGTTGGCCGTCGCCGCAGCCTCGGCCTCCCCCGCGAAGTCCGCTGCTTTCGGGGGTGTGGTTCAGCTTCGTTCGTTGCCCCCGGGGTTGGAGTCCGGGCTCCCGCCGGGATACAGGGTGGCTGGGACTGACTCCTTGGTCCTGACCGTCGCTGAAGTTCATGAGTTGGTGCCCTTCGAGTTTCTATCCCTGCTCAACCTGACCGCCGCCGGGGTTGTCCAGATAATGGACGGAGATGTGATCGAGTTCGGGGATTCCGACACCTGCCTCCAGTTAAAATCAGGAGATACAACGGTTTATGCCTCGAAACCAGAGAAGAAATACCCGAATTTTGACGCCCATCTCACGGCTTCCCCCGTGGTGAAATTTGGCTTTAAGTCCGAGGAACTGCTGGCCGCACTGCGCACGGTCGAGCCCCTGATCGACGAATCCCTGGACCAGGGGGCGGTGGGTTTACATTTCACCCCAAGTGTGATACAATGTACTTCAGTGGGAGTTGGGAGCACGGCGCGGGACGAATCCGCGTGCGAGCAACTAGACCCGGACCCGGTCTTCGATCCACAAGACCTGGGTATCAGACTCAGCGGGAAGTACCTGTCCAGTTTCCTGTCCAAGGCCGGGGAAAACTCAACATTCGGATACCGAACGAAAGACGATCCAGTGCGGTTGGAGTCAGACGGGGTTGTGGTGATGATGAAAACTATGGTGGCTAAGGAAAAGAAATGACCGAAATAACCATCCTCCCCCCGCTCAACCCGGAAGCTGCGATTCAGAAGCAGGCGGAGATCGACGTGCTGCTTGGGCAGATTTCGTCGCATGAGATGCGCCTGGCTTCGAGCTACGCTAGGCTCGGTGGCTTGCTGCGGGAAGTCAAGTTCCAGCAGTACTGGATAGCATTGGGTTACGATAGGTTCTCCTCATATCTGGAGGCCATTCGGGGGAAGATAGACAGACAACGTAGCCAAATGTACGCGATCCTGTCCGTGGCCGAGGCTTTGCTCCCATTGATGTCCGAAGAGCAGATGGAGCAAATTGGAATTACAAAATCCCACGAGCTTCGGAGGTTGGTGCTTGGCGGGGGCAGCGTACAAGCAGAGTTGTTAGACCTAGACCCCAACAACCAAACAGAGGGTCATTGCGGGACCGTCCGAATAATGGACTACGCTTCCGACCCCAAGGTAACGGCTGCCCAACTCCGGGTGAAGGTCAATGAGCTTCTCCACATCCACGAGACTCCATCTGGATTGTGGTTTGAACTGCCAGGATTCTACGCGACACCAGACGAGAGGAAAGAAATATCGGCGTTCTGGGAACTTGGTCGAAAGGTGTTACAGATCGCTTCGGAAAAAGAGTACGAGATTCACAAAGAGGTTTTCTTAGCCGCAACACGAGAGTGCAGAAGCACCTGGTTGGAGATGGAGCATGAGCAAAACCAAATCCGTCCGCGTTGAACTCGACGGAATAGGAAACGTCGTCCGGATATTCCGAGATCACTCGTGGCTGAACTACGACCCGGAGTTTGTCCGGATAATGGACAGGGCGGAGGCCGTGGGTGAGATACGGTATCAGGTCTACTCTCGAACCAGGAACGAAGACGGGTATCATGAATGTGAGAAATGCGGACGAGAAATAAAGTGGGAGACGATGGAAATGAACGAGAAGCGTCCGAAAGGAGCCGGAGGAGGTAAGACCGGCGGAGAGGTCTCCTTGACGAATTGTGAAGCGTTATGCCCTTCGTGCCATCAGGGAAATAAAGATTCCGCACACGGGAATCGGAGATGGCACACAGCAAAATTACCAGTCAGTCCAGAAGGACAATGATGGACGTTACCGTTTACAAACCTATAATCAAACGAGTTTTGGCCAAGCAGTTGGTGCCAAGGTACCAGCGAGAAGACATGGCCCAAGAATGCTATGTCGCTCTGCTCGAAAAGCAGAACTACCTCAAGGGGGACTATGACGAGGCCGGGGCTACAGTGATATGCCAAACCCGGATAGCAGATGTTCGGAGAAAAGACACGCAGCAGCGCGTGGGACAGAAGTCTCCGTTGAACGTAAAACTCTTCTCGTTGTCTGATGCCAAAGTCATGCACCAGGCGATGCTGGTTGCCTCCAAGGAATCGGAAGACCGGGCAGAAGACCAGGTACACAAAGCGATAGCGACTTTGTCCGGGGATGAGAAGCTCGTGGCCGAGAGCTTGTACATTCAGGGAAGGACCCGGGAGCAGACCGCCTCTGACATGGGAATAAGCGAGTCGGCAGTTCGCCGCCGCCGGGATCAGGTAATCAAGAAGCTGAAGAAGTATTTTGAGACGGAGGGATAATGGGAGTATCGAAGACTATCACGGTAGCCTGCGACTTAAAGGGGTGCAATAACGTTCTGACCTGGAGCGAGACCGAGGCAGCCGCCGGTTGTCAGCAACCACCGGAAGAGTCTCTGTACCTCGTCCTTGTAACCAGTAACGGGACTAACAAATCATTTTGCTGCCAGTTGCACGCTGCTGAGTACTTCCTGCCCCCCGGGTATGAGGCGAAGCAGAAGCAGGTTATTGAGTTTCCTTCAAATCCCGAGGAACCGAAAAACAAATGGGAGCACAAACCAGACAAGCCGATGGTGGCGCGGTCGGAAAAAAGTCCAGATGATGGACTAGGGGGGGACGCCGCATGAACTCTAATGATTTCCGCAACAACATCGTGGCTCTGGCTTGTTGGCGCGCGGCTCGTACTGAACTCCCGGCAGTCATGCTGTCAGTAGGTATGGTTTTCAAGAATCGTGCGGAAGCCGGATGGTTCGATGAAGATTTGTATGCCAACGCCACGCACTGGTTGGTTGAGAACCCAGGAGAATTCCCGGACCCCCGCGATCCTCAGTTTCAGCAGATGCTGTCGAAGCTCGACCTGGTGCTGAGCGGGGAAGTTCCGGACAAGACGGGAGGCGCGATGTGGTTCTTCCCGAAAGAAAACCTGACGGTGGTTCCAGAAACATTCACAATCACTTCAACCATCGGGAACCTTGTGTTCCTGAAACTCAAATAGGAGAATGGAAATGAGCAAAACAATTCAGTTTAACGGAACCGTTACGCTGCCCGATGATTTCTTCCCACAGGATGTCGTCAACGTTTTCAAATACGAGACCAAGACTCCGGGCGAGGAGCGGATTGATCTCGGCAAATATGCCGGTAAATTTGTGTTCGTTGAGCAAGTGAGAAAACCCACGGACACCGAAAAAACCTACTCCTCATACAGTAACGGAGAATACTTTTGTGTCCGCAGCAATCAAAACACTCTGTACGTTGTTAAACTTGGGATAGGGTATGATGGTCATCAACTTAAAACCATTAACATTTTCCCAGCAGAAAACACGGTGTCCTTCGCCGTTTTGTCTTGTTACGAGGATTATTCAGCCGTCAACCGTTTCGTTGCTGAGCAAGAAAAGTGGATTCAAGATTCAAGGTCCGGGAAGATCGCCAAACAGTGGATTAACGGGGTATACCTTGGAGCAGAGAGTGTTCTTCGTCAAGTTAAGCAAGCTATCGGAAGGTAGGGGGCCTGTGAACGAAAAATTCCAGTGGTTTGAATTCCTCCTCGGGGTAATGGTGGGAGCAACCCTCGAAACTCTTTTCAGCCTTTTGGAGAAACTCTGATGGCAATTTTTGAGTACCAATGCCCATCTTGCCAGCACAAGGTAGAAAAACTTGTCCGGAAAATGGACGAGGAGCGCCCGCCCGCTTGCCCTAAGTGCGGTGAATGCTTTATGATCCGGCTCATCAGCGCCCCGAGTCCAGCGCAGTGGGCGTGTTCAAGGAGTACATTATGACCAAGAAACCGAAGACTCAAGCACAACTAGATCGGGCGACGGACCTGCGGCTTCAGAAGTCGTATGGGATCACGCTCGAAGAGTACAACCGTCTACTCGAAGACGGCGGCGGAAAATGTTGGATTTGCTCAACGGAGCCCGGTACCCGAAGACTGCATGTTGACCACGACCACGCCTACAAAAAATCCAGGATAATTTCTGAGCGTTCTGGGGATGGCTGGACGCTGTGGACAATTTACAACGGCCAGACCTTTGACGGGTTTGGAAAGAAGAAGTCAGAAGCCAAACAATCTCTCCTTCGGAAGATGAAGCGTGCGTCGGTCCGTGGCCTACTGTGCGCGTCCTGTAACCGTGGCCTAAGATTCTACCGAGACTGTCCAGAGATTTTCAGAAAAGCCGCTTTGTACCTCGACGAGTTTAGCGAGGGGAGTATAACCCGCTCTCTGGAGGAGAGGATATGAAACCAATTGTAATTTATCACGGAAACTGTCAAGACGGATTCACAGCGGCTTGGGCCATTTGGAAGGTTCATCCGGACTGGGATTTCTACCCAGGAAAGTATCAGGAAGACCCTCCTGATGTAACAGATCGGGTTGTCTACTTCGTAGACTTCTCTTACAAACGACCTGTGATATTGGAGATGGCGAAGAAGGCACAGGACATCACAATCCTGGACCACCACAAATCTGCGGAAGCCGATCTGGTTGACCTACCATCAAACGTGTTCGTCCATTTCGACACGAACAAGTCCGGAGCGCGTCTGGCCTGGGAGCACTTCCACTCTAGCGAGAAAGCTCCTCCTCTTTTGCTGAGAGTCGAAGACAGGGACCTGTGGAGATTTCGGTACGAGGATACAAAAGACGTGTCGGCTTACCTCTTCAGCCAAAACTACGAGTTCGAGACCTGGGATTATATGATGAGGCTGTCCACAGACGAACACGATTTGGATGAAATGGCTGGGTATGGGTGTGTTATTCTTCTGAAGCAGGCCAAGGACATCGACGAACTTCTTCAGAACAAATTCAAGATCGTACTCGGCGGAACAGAGGTGTGGACGGCAAATCTTCCGTATACCTTATGCTCGGAAGCGGGAAACATCTTAGCCCAAGGAGAGCCTTTCTCTTCTACATTTTATCTGGACGGTCAGAGTGCGATATTCAGCTTGCGGTCTGACGAGGACGGTGTAGACGTATCAGAGATCGCCAAACAGTACGGCGGTGGTGGCCACAAACACGCGGCGGGGTTCAAAGTACCGTTCTCCTTCGCCTACTTCATGGGGGTGTCTAAATGACCTGGTTTAAGAAAGAAGTAATGCCCGAAGACTTGCTCATTATACTGAAGTCTTGGGCCGCGCGCAGACCCATGGAGGGAGTAGCCACCGAAGATGCGACGGGGTACAAACTCGGCCTCTTAGACGGAGCCACAACCTTTGCCCAAGCCCTGCTTGAGACATATGGAAAGGAGTCCGAATAATGGACCCCAACATATCTGCTCCGGATTATCTTCGTTCCGCTATACAGAAACATCTCGAACGAGAGGTTAAGGAAGTCGTCAACGAAGAGGCGATAGCGGCTGGAAAACGAGTCGAGCAAAAAGTGCGGGAACTCATGCCAAAATTGGTGATGGGGTTCTTCGACATCATGTCCGTAACTTGGGACAGCAAAACAACCCTGTGCATTCGTGTGGAAATCAAGGAGCCCAAAGATGCCTAAGACAACGCCAGTACCGGAAGAGATTCGCAGGTCTATCGTCCAAACGAAGAAAGCCCACCCCGATTGGTCGGGTAGGCAGATTGCCGATTTGTTTGGATACCACCAGAAAACCGTCAATCGAATCATCAACCAAGATTTCCCAGGAACGGCTAAAGAGCCGGAAGTCCCGGTGTCGCCAATCGGGCACGAAGAAGTCAGGCGTCTGCTCCGCAAAGGCCCCAGGTCCACGGACTCTCTCGCCACCGAGCTTCGGTGCGCGCCAGAGAGGGTGGCCGAAGCTATCGCCGACATGAAGGAGCATGGGGCTCTATTGTTCACTACGGTCAACGGACTGCACGACCTCGGAGATAGCTTCCTTCTGGAGAGGGGGAACAGTGAGGTAAAAGGAACTGAAGATTTATGGACGCATGTCTTCGGGTTCACGACCGACAACCATCTATGCAACCGGCACTCCCGGTTGGACGTTCTGAATCTTGCCTACGACCACTTTGAGCGCGAGGGAATCACCACGGTATTCAATGCCGGGAACTGGATTGACGGGGAAGCTAGGTTCAACAAAACTGAGTTGCTGACGGCCCCGGGCATGGATCATCAACTGGACTACCTCATCGACAAATTCCCGCAGAGGAACGGAATCCAAACTCACTACATCGCTGGTGACGATCACGAAGGCTGGTACCAACAGCGCGAGGGTGTCGAAATCGGTCGGTACCTCCAGATGCGCGCGGAAGATCAGGGTCGCCACGACCTCAAGTACCTAGGGTACGGGGAAGCTGATGTCCGTCTTTCTTTCGGGGGAGGTTCCTCCGTCATGCGTGTTGTCCACCCAGGCGGTGGGTCGGCTTATGCCATAAGCTACACGGATCAGAAGAGAGTAGAGTCGTACCAGGGTGGAGAGAAACCTCAAATAGAACTGGTCGGACACTACCACAAGTTCAACTATGGATACCCGAGAGAAGTCCACACCTTACAGGGAGGATGCACGTGCGACCAAAGCATGTTCATGCGGAAGAAGAGGCTCCAGGCACACGTTGGCTACTCAATTCTGAAGATAAAACAGGACGAGACTGGGGCCATCGTCCGGTTTACCGTTGGGTGGTGCCCGTTCTTTGACCGTGGGTTCTATGAGAAGAGGTTCGTATAACAATGACGAAAACGAAGGAGGAGCGCAAAGAGGACCAGAAAGAGTATTCCAGGCGATCCTATTCCAAGAACAAAGAAAAGGTTTTGTCGCGTCAAAAAGAGAGAAGGGAGGAGAACCGAGGAAACACTAAGAAACAGAACACGGAAAAATTATCCGGAGAACGCTTCGGTCGTCTTCTGGTTCTATCGGAGAGTCTTCGACCGATAAAATCGGGAAAGAAAAACCTTACCCATTGCTTATGCCGGTGTGACTGCGGGGTAACTTGCGAAGTTCCTCGTACGTCACTTCTCTCAGGAAATTCTCAATCGTGTGGTTGCGCGAGGATAGATAATTTGAAGTCCAGAAAACTAAGACCCTACGAGTACCTCTACAACCTACTCGTCGCTCGGACAAAAAAGAGAGACGGGATTGTGTGTGATATAACTTACGAGGATTTTGTTCGATTCACAGAAATAGGAAAGTGTCACTACTGCGGGGCTCTTGTACGATGGTCTGAGAATCCAAGAGACCGAAAACAATTTGGGTACGGTTACCATTTAGATCGTAAGGACAACGACAGACCCTACAGTTTAGAAAATTGTGTAGTCTGCTGTCGTCGATGTAATTGGGGGAAAGGAGATATGTTCTCTTACGATGAATGGAAGAAAATAGGAGAAGTAATCAAAACATTTTAACGAGGTTTTAGTCCAGATAATGGACAAAGGAGAGGTATGCCAATCACATTCTTAACTCAAAAGGAACTCAACACCATTCGGGGTAAAGCGATGGTAGGCCACGCGACTCCAAAGGAAATTATATCCGTATTCTCCCACTACGATTTACTTGAAAGTAAATTGGAAGAAGCGGACTACGAAGATTTCTTTGGAACCGAAGGATGGAGACGTTATTTTGGTCTTCCAGAGGAGAAATAAATGAACATGCCAATTCCCAGTTACGATTTATCACAGAAGCCACAGCTTCTGTGGACGGGGGCTGATTGCCAGCAAGTAGCCGACCAACAGAGAGCGATGGGGGCGGTTGTAGCTCCGAAATCCGTGCTGCGGTTTACGGACCAGGTTGACAAAGTCGCTATGATTGTCAAGCAGAAGAACGCCGCGTATGGCAACAGTTTCGGAACCGCAGGTAAAGCCCTGCGTATCTTGTACCCGGATGGAATCAAACCAGAGCAGTACGACGACGCCCTGCTCATTACCCGAATCTGGGACAAAATCAAACGGCTGTCCACGGCGAACGATCCTTTTGGAGAATCTCCGTACGTGGACATAGCTGGATATGCTATGTGCGGAGCCACGATGAAGGAGGACTCATGCCAGCAGACCCGCTGATGAACAGGCTCGGTAATGCACGCAACCAATTTCAAGGAAGCTACAAGCGAGTCCTCTGCGTGTGCTCCGCCGGACTTCTGCGCGCGCCGACTGCTGCCTGGGTGTTGTCTCAGGAGCCCTACAACTACAACACACGGGCGGCGGGGGTGACGGAAGAATTTGCTCTCATACCTGTGGACAAGGTCCTGCTGCACTGGGCGGACGAAATAGTTTGCCTAAACGAAGAGCACGCCCGGATTCTTCGTAAACCGCTGAAGGAGTTGGGCGGGAATAAACCAGTCATCGTTCTCGGAATTCCGGATCACTTTGAATACCGGGACCCAGAGCTTGTCGAGCTAATCAAGTCCGCGTATGATGCGGCAAAACCTCCTCACTTACCCACAAGTGATGATGAAATGTAACAGTCCAGATAATGGACAAATTTTGGGGTCGAGGGAGCGGCTGCTGAGGAGCGAAAGCCGCCGAACAGTGCCTGTAGGCACTGACTTAAGTCCTCCTTGCTCGGTATGGACGACCCCAGAGACACGAAGACCCTCCCGATGAAGGAGGGTCGTTGTGTATGCGCTGAAGTTTTACGCGGTCTGTTGTATTATGCCTGACTCCAAGTGCGCCATTTCCTGCTGAACCGCCGGAGGAATTACCGGGGAGGGGGCTGCTTGTGACTGAGTCCGAACCCCGGGAATCATGTTCAGGAATCTCTGAAACACGGGGTCACGTTGCCTTTCGTCCGGCGTCTCGTCCTTCTTGGCTTTGTTCAGGTACCGTTTCTGGACCTGGATGGTGAGAGGAACCAACGCTGTGCGCTCCGCCGGGTTTGACACATCCAAAAGCTGGAGATATTCTTTGGCCGGGAGGCGCGAGGCGCGGGAGTACAGCGACGCCATAGGTGCTGGCATCCCCTGTGTTTTCTTCAGGTTGTCCGTGATTTTCTTGAGTTCTGACTCCTTGATTTGGTCCGTGCCGTAAGTCAGCTTCATCAGGTCCGGGTACGACATCTCTCCGGCGCGCACCTGATCCTCAATAGCCATGACCTGCCTGTGCCGGGCCATGCCTGCGGGGTCGATAGGCCCGTCCTCGGTGTGCGACGCGGCCAGGTCCGCAGCCATCTTCTGGGCCGGTGTCTGGTACGTCTGTGCAGTACCTCCCATAGCCTTGGCGGCCTGGCCCACGTTCCCTATTTCAGGCCCAGTGCCTGACACAGCTTGGCCCAGAGACTGGACAGGGATTGGGGCAACTTGGTGCAAAATATCTATCCAGAGGTCGCCCGGTGCCATTTTTCGCCCGAACTGGTCTCTGCCCGTCACAACCTCAGTGCCCAGTCGGACAGAGGGTGAAAACCGGCCTTTTACGAACCCGACTGGATCACTCGCAAGATGCAGCAAATCTGTCGGTAAAGTCCTGATTCCAAATACCGTTTCCTTGCCTTCCTTGTTCTGAACGGCCAACCCAAAAGGTGCTTCATAGTGACCCTGACCGGTTGTCAGATAGTTCAGGACCCGGGCAACTGCCCACAAACCCATCGCCATCATAGCGACCTGTTTCCGGCCCAGTCCGCCTTCTTCTTTGTTGAAGAGTCGGATTCCGGAGCGCATTTCTGCCTCCAACCAGTCCGGTGCTAGGAGCAGGAGACGGCCCCAATCCTGGGTAGTGGCCGACCGCCCCATTGCTTGCCAGTTAATTCCGCCGAACGAGTCGTTGGCGTGCATGGCCGCTGCCTTGGCTACTTTGTCCACAGACCATTCAGGGTGCATGTTCTGGTATTCCCGGAACATGTGCTCGATGGCCGTGGCTTTGATCGCCGGAATATAACGCTTGAATAAAAAGTCCTGGTACCAGTCCATAGCCCCGGCTAGTTTGCCACCAACTCCTGGGATCATTCGCATCAATCCTCCGCCCGCTGCCAAGCCCTCAGAATGCTCCTGTAGGGCCTTGTAGTCGGCTCCGAGGGTTGCGCCCTGCTCTACGGCCTTGTGCAGGATGGTGGGCGACTGGGGATCGGCTGGGTCTACCTTAGCACCGTCTATGATGTCCGGGCCGTGGAGGGTGAACGGGTTTACTCCGGTCATAACGCCACGCAGGGCAATTTGAACCATGTGGAAGGGGGAGAGCGACAGCAGAGTCTGCTTCAGTTTGGTCCCGGCCCCGAGCAAGGCGCGCGAAACTGGATTCTTCTGCAACTGAGAAGGCTCCAACCCCAGCCGGTTCTTGAAGTACTCAGCGAACTCCGGGTGTACACGCACGTCGGCATCCACCAGGACTTGGTGCCCGGACGGATCGTTGGTGACGAAGTTCCAACCCCTTACGGCGGACGTATCGAGGGTGATATACCCTTGCGGGTCCCAGGCGTAGACGGGCTTGATTTGGGAATTGTACCCATCCGGTCCCTGAACGTCGGACCACGGGCGCTTGCCATCTCTCACGTCTTCCAGCATCTTTATTTGCTGGCGGAGGACGTTGTTGCCTTCTTCGTCATACTTGACGTTTTCTCCGGTCCCGCCTCTGGCAGTTTCCGCCTCGTGAGTTAGCCGGTCGATGGCTGCCCCTATGTTGTCTGGGCGAACCTTGGGAGTAATATCCTTCAGGCTACCTTGTTCGATGAATCTATCGAAGTCCCCGGTTTTCTTTAGGTGGTCAATGACCGAATCAGAAACATTGATTTTGCTCACGCGGCCCGGGTACACCATTGTCTTGGGGTCTTCGCCGTTTGGACCGGAGACTACTTTGCCCGATCCGGAGAGCACGACAGCCGGAAGCCCGTCAGAGCCCCGGACAAAGTCATCCCGCATCTTGGCGATGAACTGTTTGTTGGCCGCCGCTTTGATGATGTCGGCACGATCCCCGGCCACGACCTTAGCCGGGTCGAAGACTATTTTCTTTGGGGACTTGAGCAGGGCCGTGGTAAACGAATCGTACACCTGCCTCCGAGCCATTGACACATTGGTAGAGAACTTTCCACCCTTGGCCTGAGAGTTGATGACCCGGCCAGTTGGGTTGTCATCCTCATACATCCGGTGCAAGTGGTTGTCTATGAAGTGGTGGATTAAGTCGTAGGCTGCACCTAATTCGTAGTTCTTCCCGTCCTCGTTCCTTACGGTTTTGATGGCGTCTTGGATGTTCTTCGGGGCTCCGGCGAGGAGTTCGTCTATCGCCTTGAAGATTCCGTCTCTGTACCCCTGCGGTTGTTTGTAGAATTCATTGGTGTCGATCTGGTGTTGGAGTTGTCCATTATCCGGACTTTCTTTGGCGAACAACGGCTGTCCCTGGCTGAGGACAGACTCACGCATCGAGTCGGTGATGGGGAAGTAGGGGACCGTCTTTGAATCTGATCCCTTATCTCCTTTATATTTGTTTCTTATCGCTGCTTCTGCCTGCTCTTTTGTGTTGTAGCCAGAATCTAAAACATCGTCGTCGTACGAAGCATGTCCGCCGCGACTAACCATATACTTTCCAGAAGCCGGGTCGTATACGGCTCTTAGCGGACTGCCGCCTATTTCTGTCTCCCCAACCTTAGCTCCAAACTGCTTTCCGAGTTTGTTGGCGGTTTCGGGGACTATCTTGTCGTAGAATCCCTTCATGCCCTGTCCGCCGACTTCTAAATTATCTCCTTTGAGAATATGCACGTCAGTTCCGGCGCGTTGATCCGCGTCGTATGGCACCCAACCGACTTCCGCGTAACGAACCTTTGGTGTTTCAAGAAGTTTCTTGCTAACCTCTTTTCCAATTAAGCCAGGGAGTTCCTCGGGCGTAGCCGGGTGAGAACCTTGTTCGGCCCCATCTTTGTATGTGTAGAGTCTTTGTCCCTTCGGGTCGTATCGGACTTCGTCAGCGACAGTTCTCAGGCTATACCTAGCTGCTTGCTCTTCCCCCGGTGTCCACGATACTCCGTCGTAGCCGTTTTCGGCTGCGTAGCGGATCATGCGCTTCATCAGGAGTTCGGGCCAGGTTTTCTTGAAGGGGGCGTCGGGGACTCCTCCAGTTGAAGAAGCTCCATGTGCCTCAGCGATTCGCAGTGCGCCTGCTTCGTCGGGGGCATACACTGTTTCTAGATTACCGTCCGCGTACCGGATTTCCCAAGAGGGAGCATATCCGCCTTCGTCTTCCTTTGGAGTGCGGACAACTTTAGCGGTTTTTCCCTGATACCCCTGTGTCCTCCCCTTCTGGTGCCAGTCTGATTGCAGTTCTTCCAGGTGCAGGAGTTTCTCACCGTTTGGACCTGTGCGGTCGTTGAAGCGGACATGGCCTACTACGTCGGGTTCGTCCCAGTGGGGACCACGGAATATGCTATCTCCCTGCTTTGTTCTCCAGTTGTAAGTTTGCTCGTCATTCAGTCTTTGAAGAGCAGCCTGTTGCGCGGCCTCCGGGGTAGCGTGTCGTCCAGAAAATGGACGGGCGTGTACTTGTCCCGGAGGAATAATATGGTATTTTTGGTCGGAGGTTTGAGAATAATCAACTCCTGTCTGGTAGCCTTTCGGAAGTTCGGAAAGAGGAGCGGGGCGTCCCCTTTCACTTTCTCCGGGCAACGTCAACAACATCTCTCGGTAGCTACCGGGATTTGCACCGGGGGTTACGTACCCGCTGAATTTGGTAGAGGGCTCTGGATCAGCAGTAACGTCATATTTTGGTAGTCCGTCTTTCCCCAAATTAGACATAACAAAAGCGTGAGCTTCTTGCTCTGTGGGGAATTCAGCTATGCTTTTGTCTGGCCTAGACGGATTGTAAACTCGGTAATTCTCCCCGCCCTTCATAACCTCATGTATCTGTAGGTTATTAGCATCCAAGAACTGCTTGACTTCCTCGGGGCGTACCGGTTCCTTTCCCTTTTCCTTAAGGAAGTCTGAGAGCCCGGTGTATTTTAGTTCGTCCGGTTTTACGCCGTTGTTCTCCAGCATCTTCAGGACGGTCTCGGCGGGCATTGGACCAGACATCCGAGAGTCTACGAGTTGGTTGGATTTCAAGTACCACTGCGGCGCGCGGTTCTCCCGTTCTTTGGCGAACAGTCCATTATCTGGACGGAAGTTCGTATCGAACAGCCCGCCTTCCTGTTTCCGAGCTAAGTGCGCTTGGGTTCTGGCGTTGCTACGGGCGGCTTCGAGGCGGCCAGCCGGTCCAAGAAGTTCAAGAGCAGCGGTTTGAGCTTCTCCGGCGGCAGGGCGTTCGGGGACTCTGGCTTTGAGTTTTGCATCGAGGGCATTGAGGTCTCCTCCTAGTGATTGTATTCTACCACGAATTTCAGGATCGTGCGACAATAAATCTGCGAAGTCCGAGGCGTGGGCCGACACCAGGTCCGGGGTCAGCAGTCCTTGCTTGATGATTTCTTGGGGTGGTATCCATCGGTCATTTCCCCAGCCAGACAATTCGGCCAGAGACTTGATGAAGCTCCACACAGCCGCTTGCGCTTGACGCGGAGGAATTCCTTCTGCTTTTCCCGCTTCTCTACTGTGCGCACTCAAAGCGTCATACAGGTGCGGCTTGTTGATGGTGTTGGGGTCTTGATCCCCGAATACCGCCATCCACGTGTCGTTTGTGACGCGATTCACGTCCCGGCCCAGGTTCGTGGTGAAGGCCGATACCTTGGGTCCGGACAATGGTTCGCCTTGCAGCGCGCGGATTGAGTTGTTCATCCGGGCGGGCAAATCCACGCCCTGCGTCTGTCCCCGTCCTTTGAGGATGCGGTAGAGCGAGGCGTTCTTGTTCTGGACTTGTTTTCCATCCCAGGTTACGTCTGTTGGTCTCCCAGCCTTATCCCATTTTGCCCACAGGTTCAGGGCCATGAGCAGGTTTGCTTTTACGGGCTGAACTGGACTTAAAGCGGCAACCAGGTTCAGGAACTTCGGTTTGTCCTTGGGTTTGATCCAATCGGCACCCGAGTCGAGCAGAGCGTCGAATGCCCTTGAGCTTCTTTCGTACCATAAGCGGCCAGACGCACCTGCGCGCACCGCTGCAGACCATTCAACGACGTTCGGCATTGCGTTGAACGCGGCGGTCAGCATACGCTGCTTTTCGGGTGTGTCGTGCTTCTTGAGTTCTTCGGGGGTGAGGTGCTGCTTTACGTCATCCCATTCGGCTGGCTGACGTTCTTTGGCGAACAGTCCTTCGACTCCGTCTTTCTTCAGAATACTCTCGACCGGAGTATCCTTGAACGCCATCAGAGTTCCATCGGGTTTGTAGCCACCCTCGTACCCGGAGTCTTTAATCAACCGTTCGTAAATAGTCCACAGAGCGTCCGGTCCCGGCATCTTGCGGGCAGCAGCTTCCTGCTGCGCTTTAGATAGCAACCCGTCGGGGTCACGCGCCAAGTCATACAGGTTTTCGGAATTGAACCGGGCTTTGTACTGGTATGCCTGGTGAGTGTAGAATGGCTCTCCACGGGTATCGTTGACCTGGAAATACGACCGTTTCGGGAAGTCTTCAGGATATGCTTTCGCGCGCGCCTGCTCCGCACCTTTCTGCGGTCCCTTACCGAACATCTCAGGAGTAATAGTTTCGAGTCCGGGGGTCCGGGAGCCATGTGTTGCCTCTAGGAATGGCTGTTTGGTTTCCCTTGTGAGCCTTGAAAGCTCCACGTGATCGGGCCGAGATTCGAACGAGTTTCGAATTGCACGCCATTCAGGATGCCGTTCTTCAATTTCGGAAAGTCTGTTTTCAAGGACGGCCTGGGCGGCGTCCCGGGAGTCGTAGCTCCCGTGCTCAAATTTTCTGCCATAAGTTTGTTCTACCTTTTCTGCGTCGAGGCGTGAGGCAATTTCGCTAACCTGCGGCTGGAGCTTTCCGCCTTCGCTGACAATATGGATGAGGTTTCCGCCCGGGATGGGTTCGATGGTGTCGCCCGGGATTCCATGTGCTTCTAAAACTCCGGCGATTTCATTGGGCGTGAACCGTCCCGGAACCCGGAACTGGAACAACACGTCGTTGCCCTCGCCGGGGATGAAACCCATGCCCATGTTTTGGTAACCGACTTTGGCGACGAAGGCGTTGTGGTACTCGACTGCGTCTGGGTTGGTGCCCGGCGCAAACCTATGAACGGTAGTGTTTTCCGCGCCGCCTTCCCAGTGCCCTATAGCCGGACGCACCTGTGCCCGGACCCCGGGAAGGGCCTGGGCGAAGTCGTTCGATAATCTTTCAATGAGCTTCTGAGGGCGCGAGTTTAGGCGCAGGGCAACGTCAGCCAGGCTCAGGTTGTGAACGCTGGGGGAAGCGAAGCCTACGGGTTCTTTGTCAAGTTCCTTGGAAGCTAGACCACGAAGTCCTCGTTGGGCCCGGTCCGCGATCCAGTCTAATTCCTTCTGCGTAACCCACTTATTTCCTCCCGTGTAGGAGTACAGTTTTCCTATGGCATCTTTTGCTATTTCTGAGGGGAGAACGGCCCTAAAGAGTTCCTTGGCTCGGTTGTAATCAAAAAGTTCTCCCTTTTCGCGGGCGCGATACCTTCCAGTTACTTCGTGGGCTCCGAGACCTTCGGGTGTTTCGCCTCGTACTCCGCCCGGTTCTTCTTCACCCAGGCCAGCAGGTCCTCGGGCCCCTTTTCCCAAGCCTGGTAGCTTTCCCGGACCTGTTTCGTTGTCGGCCACCCGACCATCTGAAGGTACTTGTCCTGTTCCTCTGGCTTCATAAATGTCCTTTACGTGTTGTGCTGCGATTTCGTTAATCCGGTTCATTTCCCCCGGAGTTTGTGGGCCGTGCTTCGCTTCAACTGCTTTCCGATACTCGTTCAACCACCGAGCCGCTTCTTCGTCGGTTACTTCCTCGGGGATGATTCCGGCCCTGTACTTGGCGGCGGTCTCCGCTACCCGGACGACCGGGTCTTGGACGTAGTTGTTCGCGTCTAAGTACGAGTGTTGCCTCTCTGGTAGTATATCATATAAATGGTCCCAGTCGGAAGGATTTAGGTGGTCTTGTATTTCTCCGCTTGGTTTTCCCTCTATTTTGGTCGTCAGCCAGCGATCCAGAGAGTGGTGTAACTCTTCGGCCACAACTTTGATTGAAAATTCAGAGTTATCTCCGGGGGCTTTGACTACCGCCAGAGAGTCTGACCATTTCCGGGCGTGGGCTATTAACTGACCAATGGAGCTATCAGGGCTAAACCTGTCGAGAATTTCGTCGGCCTCTCTCGGGGAGTAGCTTACCCCAGGACCATCTACCTTGGTGATGGCCTTGAATGCCCCCCAAGCGTCCTCCCCCACAAAAATGATAGGCTGCCCGTTAGACCCGACACGTACCTCTCCGGAGGGGGTGGAAAACACCTGCTTAGTTTGTCCGGCTTTGGTGGGTATTTCTTCCGGAATAATTGGCGTCCCAACCGGCGGAAGTCCGGATAATGGACCGCCGGGGGGTTCCATCCCTTTGGCAATCAAAGCCTGTTCCAATGTTGTCCGTAGTTTCTGTAGCTCCTCCGGTTCAAACTGGTGGCCGATTGTAATCATTTTCTTGGCGTGGTCCAGAGCCGCTAACTGGTCTTTTGACCACCCCAGAAGTCCGGGTTCGGTCGGGAGCCCAGCGGAGTCCATAATTGCTTTATGGATGTTGATGGCTTGCTGCTCGGCAACGGCGTGAACTACTTCCCGCTGCTTGTTGATGCGGTCGGCGGCCACCCAGTTGTCTGAGGGTCGGAATCCACCTTCTTCGATCAGAGGATGAAATAGTTCGCCCGCTGAGTGTAGGACGTGTGGTGCTCCAAGGATTCCCATCGCCGCTCCGGCGAAGGCTTCAGTACCATATTCCCAGGCATGGTCATAGTCCCCCTCCTTGAGTGCGTCAAGGAACCGGGGTGACATCTGAGACGCCATTTCAAGCTGCTGTAAGGTGAACCCGCCAGTCATCAGGACGTGGGCGGTGCGGGCGGCGCGCGCGGCTACCTTGATAGGCAGGGAGGGAACGGCATTGCGGATGATTTGGAAGGCTCCGCGTTCGGCAAGGTCCCGACCCAGGAGGTCGGTTTGATTTAGCCCGTTGTCATATAAAACTTTTTCTCCCCGCTTCAGCAGAGAGGGGTCTATTCCCTCGTTTTTTACCGCTTCAGCAATCGGGTCGAACTCGGTTTCCGCTTTGCGGACAGTTTCTCCGATGTTCCCCAACGTCGAGATTTCTTTGTCGGAGAACCCTCCATTTTTAACTGCGATAGCTTCTCGCTCTGCGGGCGACAGTTTTCCCTCGGCAAAATCGTCTACTTGCTTAGGAGATAGTCCGACTTTTTCCAGGATTCCAGGTTTTCCGGGTAACCCCTGGTACGAATCCTTTCCAAATTGAAATTCAGGATTGAGCCCCGCCGGGTCCACCTTCGCTTTAGCGAGTTTCAGCAGATCGAGTTCTTCGGGAGTATGCGCTGCCTTCAGAGCATCGGCAATTACCGGCTCTATCGGTGTCTGAGCCTTCATCGTGTCGAGGGCTATCTTCGAGCCTTTGGCGATCTGCGCGATTTCTTCGGCGGTAAATTCTCCGGATTCTTTGAGCGCAGTTGTGCCCGCGCTTTCTATAAATCCTCCCGTTCCGAATGTGGCAGCGGTCAAAGCCACCGACAACGGCGAGGTCAATCCGGCAACGATGTGCTCGACGCCCCGCTCAAATCCACCCGCGCCCGCGCGCTCTTCGGGCAGGCCGAAGAGGGACGTGGTCAACGGGGTGTTCGCCCAGGCCCACGCCTTCTTCATCCAAGAGTCATTGTCGCTGCCCGGAGGAGCAGGTTGTCCATTATTCGGACTACCCGCTGCGGTGGGTGGAGGGTTGGATGCTCCCAAAACGTACGAAAGAAAAGGATTTCCTCCTTGTTCCCCGGAGGCCGAACTACCCCCAGGGGCAACGTATTGGAGAAAAGGATTGTCAGCCATTTATTATCTCTTTGTGCCCGGTTATTGCTGCTTATTGTTAAAAGTAAAAATCTTACATAGGTTGGTAAGGAACATTCGGTACAGGAGCAGAAAGTCCTTGGTTTTCCGCCGCTGCTTGTTGTGTTTGATTTGTTATAGCTTCCTTTTCTTCTCCGGCTTTCCCGTAGTGTGCAACCAAAGCCCTGTTTGCTTTCTCTCTGTTCTCCTGAGAAAGTTTGCTGGGCGGAATCCTAGCTAGTGCCATACGCGTTCAAGTCGGGTTGCGTTGAAGAAACTGCGTCGAAAGCAATCGCTGCCGGTGTACCCTCCACTAAGCCATACGCGGAACCGGCGTAGGGAGACATCTTTGAGGTCTTAGGGAACAACCGAGAAGAGGCTTCATCCCCTTGAGTCCACAGGTCTGCCGCGTGTTTTTGAGCCGCCGCTTTTATCGCCGGGTCTTCACTCCCTAATTCTGATTTTAATACCGGGTCCGCAAGCTCTGCCCGAACATCTTTCAATTGCTGTTCATACAAAGATTGATATGCTACCTTCTCTTGCGGTGTCAAACCACCCTTCTTTGGGTCCAGTGTCCAAGCGTCCGGATTTGCGTTCATTTTGGCTTTGGCTGACTTCTGAAGTCTTGTGTCGGTTATCGCCATTTCGCGGAGAGTGGCTTCATCTCCAGAGGCGCGCGCGGACGCTTTGGCCGCAAGGTCGCGGTCGCGTAGTTCCGTAAGTTCTGCTGAATTCTTTTCAGTCTGGAATTTCCTGTCCTCTTCCGCCTGATTATTTTTCTTCATCATCAAATTTTTTGTAGATAGGTTAGTGAATGTGTCGAAGTCCAACGACGGATTCTTGTCCAAATTTTCTTTCAATCCGGGCGTGTTGCGCATCAAACCGGAATCTTCCCACTGTTTTCTCAAGTCGGCAGTTACCGGAATCTTTTCCGCTTTGTTGTAGGCGGAGAACGTGTATTGATAGTTCAGGTTTCCGGATTTGTCCACATACGCTACTGGGTCATTAGCCACCCAGAACATACTCGAAGCGGCTCCTGGGTTGCTTTCTACAAACTTCTGCATATCGGATTCAAATATGTGGTCCTTGTCAGGTATGGGTTTGATTCCAGCGCCTTCGAACGTAGCCTTGACGGGCTTGAAGAAATCGGCTATCTGCTGGTGCTGCGTGAAGCTCTTTCCTTGTGTGTCCAAAATCAGGTTGGCTACCTGAGCATTATACATGCCTACCTGAGCTTTGCTCAAGGTGTCGGCGCGGGTCTCAGCGGACTCTGCTCTTTGCTCTTCCTTCGTCTTCAGTTGGTTCTCAAACTCCTGCTGCTGTTGCTTTTGATCCCGTTCCTTTTGCGCTTGCATCTCTTTTATCTGAGCCCCGGCTCCGACAGCGAACGACCCTACACCCCCGCCCATCTTGGCTTCGGCTCCCGCCGCAGCGCCTGTTAAAGCACCAGCCAGTATATTCCTCCAGAAAGACCCAGGGGTTCCCTGCGGACCGGAAATCGCTGAGAAAATTGTACCCAGAGAGTGGGCGCGTTTGTGCGGAGCAGATAACTGGCTCGGGTCGGCGAAGGGCATACCTCCGCCTGCAACACCCGGTACTGTCGCCCCGCGCCCGTGACCATAGTTGGCTGCCATGTCTTCGTTGTTTAAGTCAGCGCCGGTTCCTGAATTTGATTGGGGTGGGGGGAAAGAAGACACCTCCGCTGCAACAGGATTAGGCACATTTTGACCAGGCGAAGGCTGAGGTTCCTGCCCATAGCTGGTGCTTGGTGCGTACTCGGGAGGTACTGTGGAGCCCGATGGCTCCGGCTGTGTTACCATATTAGGGGTGTCGCCGGGCATTCCAGCCATGTTTAGTTCTCCTCAACAAAATATGTTAGCGGGGTTGTGATTGAAATGTTTTCGTCCTTGAGCGCGCGCTTCAAAAATTTAACGGCTGATTTCTGTCCACCAAGCTCGGTTACTCCATATACTCGGAGCAGATTCTCAAGCAGGTCATCCTTCTTCAAACCAGCGCGAGATTCTCCCTTGGCTTTGATAGTCAGATCAAATAAGCAGGCACGCAGACCCGCGAGAGCGGACGAGAACACCCTCGTTCCGTCGTCTGATATATTATTTTTACCGGGTCGGGAGTAGCTCTTTACCAACAAAGGATTTCGCAGTTGATAGGCTTCTGAGTCCGGATTATTCCAACCTTTGAGGCTGGAAATTGAATCAAGTAGCGCCTCAATGCGCAAGACTGACATGTTTCACCTGCTTATCTTTATTCGTAGCAGCGAGTAGTAAACGATCAAAAATTTTCTGAGCAAACCAACGAGAAATCGGATGGGTCTTGATGTGCTTAGCGACCCGTTGTCCAAACCTGTGGTATAGCTTAGCAAAGATATTTCCAAAGAATGTCTTGGATAAATCTCCGAAGATGTACCGACGCAAAGTGATGGTACGATGATCTTTCCAACCACCGTAAAGCTCAGCAGCAACCCAGCACTTGCCGCTTAAGTAAGAACTAGCCACCCCACCCGCAGCCCCAAGTATGGCATTAAACGGGTCAGCCGCTTGGTTTTCTTGCTGAATCTGATTCATAGTGGATTCGGCTGCTGATCCCGCCCCAGTAGCTGAGTTAGAGTATCCGGTCGGGTTGTACATTGCAGCAGCACTGCCAAGCTGACCGACAGCATTATTATAATTTTCTCTTCCTGCCGCGTAACCCTTTTGTTGAATTCCGGATAACTCTGAAGAGGCTTGATTGGCTGCGGCTGATCCAAGTTCTGCGTTTATCTGCTCATTAGCCCCCGAAGGAAGAAACTGCATTCCTCCCCCTCGTGCTGCCTGATTTTGTCTCAAAGACTTAGCGGCCTTTGCGTATTCCTGCCCCGTTCCTTGTATTGCTTGTGCATTTAGATTAGATACTTCTGCACCGCTATACCCGAATTGATTCACACCGGCAGAGATAGCAGGACTCAGGGATTTAGTTAGAGAGTTTAGAATAGAATTCTGGTTGGCGAACTGCTGATTGTAGTCCTGAGTCATCGTTTGATAAAACTGAGATTGCTGGCCGGCTAATTCGTTTTGCGCCGCCGACGCGCCTTTAGCTAAGCAAACCGGTCCAGTCCAGATAATGGACGATTCACTCACCAGGAGAGGGCGCGACTGCTTGTCACTCCAAACATAAGTTGCTGAAGTTATAATTCTCATGCTACCCCTCTAAATCTTTCAGTTTCGTCCTGTATAGCTTCCACGGTAGCTCCTCAAACATCTCACTCTCGGCGAGATCGTTCGTGCCCGGGTCTGTTGCAATGAAATACACTTCGCCTGCGCCTTTAAGAGACGCCTGGGCGATAGCGTTGTGGGTTAGCTCACGGATGGCGATTGTCTTCTGCCGGTGTGTTGCTCCCGGACGGAAAGCGAGCGTCTCCAGCATGAACGGCTGCTGAATCGTCTGGAAGGCCAGAGGCCCCTCTGCATCATACGCGCACCACGTAAAGCTGGACGGGAACAGGGCAACGGCTGGATCAAATTCTCCATGCTCGTTCTCCTTTCCCCATGAGTGGAACATCTCTCCGTCTTTAGGGTGCCTGGAGTTGTCTAGTGGTCGAACTAAAACCCAATTTTTCATTATTCCTACTTCCACATAAATTGATGTATCAACCATCCTATGGCGACTAACGCGGTCTGCCAAAGATATTTGAGAATCCCGCGTTCGCCGGTCTGTGCCTCGCGGGTTCTTTCTAGTTTTTCAACACGACTAGCCAAAATCTCATGCGATTTTTCAAAAACTTCTTTGGACACGAAGCGCATCCGAACATCGTTAAGCTCTTCGAGTCTACGGGCTAGAGCGGAACTCGCTATATCTAGCGCCGACGATTCCAAACGATGCGCTTCTGGATGTAATTTCGTCCATGTTTCCAGTGCGGATATACGTTCTTTGGGCGACTTAGCCATTAGTACACCGTTGCAAATTTTTCTGCCAAAACAGCGCGAAAGTCTCCTCTCATATCCAGGAGAGTTTTATTCACGTTTTCAAGCTCTGCTTGGATGTGAGGGAGGTGGTTACCCACAACTAAACTCAATGTGGAGGCGACCCCCTGTAGAGTATCTTCCGAATTCTTTACCCGACCTGATGCTGAAGTCATGAAAGAAATCAGTCCGGTGAAGACAAGACCTACCCGGTAAAGAATATACAACCCTGTTACCCAACCACATACTAGCTGCCAATGCTCGGCTACCCAACTAAAGAATAATTGCATTCGTCAACCTTGTTCGAGGGATCAATTGTAAGACGATAGTTCGACGGTCCATTATACGGACGGTTTATTTCAAAGAGGATGGAGGAGTGATTCTGTATTGGGGAATTGTTCCTCCGCCGTAAAACTGGCGAAGGCTATCGGGAGATGATGATACAACGTAGGGAAGCGGACACCGGAGCATGGTGTTTTGTACCGGCGTTGGCCCTTCAAGTGGGGGGATAGGACGCGGAGTCGGCGAGGCTGTGGCGGCTACTGGCCTCGGGCTGGTCACGATCCTTGAAGCGATGCTAGGCATTACGAACCTTCTATTTCTTGTGTGCGGGTTGGTCCTCAAATACCCGTCCAACAATTATTTAAGTACTTTATTTTCTTAATTCTCCTGCTCGAAAGACCCATACAAAGATACAGAAAGAAGCTCATTCGCTACCGTATCAGACCCCCAATTGATGAGCAGTTGTAGGTGACGGCCCACTGCCGGTTGCTGCGTCTGCGACAAGTAGAATCGCTGCGCGTACGTTGTTAAAGAACTTGTCGTTTGCGGCGGGTCGGACTTGTAATTGGTCAGATATTCAAACAACCCGCCATATGTTGTGTTGACGGTCAAGTTGCTTCCAGTGCCACCCGAGGTAGACAAACCAGTTCCTGTGCCTGGGTAATTTGATCCGTAGGTCAGCAGCGACAGCCCAGTAACCGGACCCGTCGGGTTTACGCCGGAGATGCTGGTCACTACTGCTGTGCCCAGTACAGCCCCGGTGTAGAGAATCGTGGTAACGTCTCCGACCGTGTAACCCGTGCCGGGATTATTGGGTACGATTGTGGCGAGCCCGGTGTAGGACGAAATTTCGTCTATTTGCACACCCAGAGTAATCGGGGTTCCGATAGCTATTGAATCCGTGGTAAAGAAGGCAACGTTTGCCACCTGGCCCGGCTGAGCGATAACCATGCTGCCGAGCACGGCCCACGCTTTGTACGGGGTTCCGTTGTCGGCGTAGACAGTGTCATCGCGTTGCAAGATAACCCCGCTGGTTTTGGGGCCAATGAGCAGCGTATGCGTTCCGGGAACAGTTTCCACCGACTGGACAGCCGAGAACCCTCCCGTTATTTGGGCCTTCGGACTCCACGTCATACCAGACTCGGGGACCGGCGTCGGGCATAATCTCCACCAATTTCCGGGGTTGGGGATGATCGAAGAATTCGTCGCACGATTTCCTCCGTCGGAGACGTACAGCCCCTTATCCTGCGATCCGGCGATATGCCAGGTCACTTGTGTGGATGATGGGGTGAAGGTCTTGGTCCCGTACCCGGGTCCAAACTGATCTCCAGTCGGGAAGCCAACTTCGGACACTCCCGCATTCAGGTCCAGGCTTAGGCACTGGTTGTCTGAAGTGTACATGTAGACGAGGCTTCCATTGACGGAGAAGGCGTCATAAGACACCAAACCGATGTCGGACAGGAATGGTGCCGAGAAGAACGGACTAGAGGTTGTTCCTGTTCCTTGTATGAGGTAGATGTCAGAGACAGTGAAGACAAACAATCCGTTTATGGTCGGGTACAGCCTCGTTACAGACGACGGGAATACAAAGACGTTGGCCGGAGGCCACGCCGTATCTCCACTTCCAGCGGTAACGTCAGGACCTGCGGAATAATATACATAATTGCCTACGGCTCCCCATAGCCTCTGAAGGTAGTAGACCAGCGTGGTCAAACCAGTAGGAGGAGGATCGTTGGCGTCCGCAATCGGCGCTTCAATCAATTCATTCAAGCTCGTATCGGGGATGTCGTCGATGTATATAATTTGTCCATTATTCGGATTATTTGGGACCTCGTCGAGGTAAAACAAAGTTGATCCGCCGCCCACAGTACGCCAAAACCAGACTTGGTCTACCTGCTTGTTTGTAGACGGAGGAACGATGATTTGAATCTCAAATAATCCCGGACTTCCTGCCACTGAATTGTAAACATAACTTACCGGGGATGCTGTCGTGACGCTTCCGTCAACGCTATGGTAAGAATAAGCATAGTCCAAGGTTCCGGCGGTGAGTTGTGAGGCCGGACCCAGGTTAATCCACGTGTAGGCCCCATCGGTTGTTGTTCCGCCAAGGGTGGTGGACCACGGGTTTGTGCCTATTCCTCCAGCGGTAGGGGCGGTTGATCCTGTTATGTTTGTCTGCCCTGTGGTGTTGGCAACACCAGCCGTCCAAATCGTTTGTGTGGTGAACAACTGATTTGTGTATTGTAGGTTTCCGTTGGAGTCAATAATTATCGTGATGCTCAACGGGTACTGATATGAGGGCAACCAAGTGGATAGCTGACCAAGGTTCTCCCATGTGATTTGGTTGTCGCTTGTCAACCCGCCAAGAGTCGTTGACCACTGCGGCTGATTTTCTCCGGTGTAGCCGTTCGCTGGGGGAGTGACAGTTCCGCTCACGACTAGATTGATGTTATAAATAAGCACAACCGGGCTTTGACCGGAGAATGTTGCGTTCGCCTGAACTTGAATTAAAGCCGGGTTTGTCGTGGCGGGGACTGTCAGCGTGTACGAAGTTTTTCCGACGCTTGACGTGGAGGAAACAAGAAGGGTCCATGTTGTACCGCCATCGAGGCTGGCCTGAACCGTCGCCACTCCGGTGGGGCCGGGGTCATTTACATCAACTTCAGCCACCACGAAAAGAACTCCGGGATTTGCTGTCGCCCCCCCGGGTATCCCGTTCCACATGCAGTGGCCCGGGTTACCTGAGTAGCCAGAAATTTGGGCAGGCATCGCTCCGGTGAAAGCCCCTGTAGGATCAATTACGGACCCGGTTACCCCTGAATATGCTGTGGGTCTGTATGTTGTACTTGGGGTTCCGCCGATAGTTCCTTGGATTGTCTGGATGTTTCCGTTGGAGTCATAGATGTTATACGTCTGACCAACCCCAGCTACGATCTTCGTGTTAGGCTGCCAATAGTTTACAACTTGGCTTAGGCCAGAGGGAAGATTGTAAAGGGTTGGGGAAACTGTTGGGGAAGAAGAAGGGGCAGCTACCTGCCAGTCCTGGACAGGCGGTCCAAAATTGGTCCAGAGAACGGTGCCATCCGTAGTTGTTCCGTACTGCGTGGCATTCCACGTGGGGGCCGTCGCCCCGGTTTGTCCGGATAATGGACTTCCGTACTGGTCATTCTGAATGTAAGTAGCAGCGGTTCCGGTATCAGAAGCAAACGCTACGGGCGTGGCCACGTATTTGAAAGCAATTTGCTGCGGAGCAAGATTCAGTCCCCACCCCGAAGAAATGTTTTGATACGTCAGAGTCTTCCCGTTCAGCGCCGTATACGTTGCTACCCCGGAGAAACTCACGGGTTGCAGAGGCGGAATCGTCGGAGGAACATCAGTCAGAGAAACGATTAGAAAAGTCTGGGCGTTTGCTATTTTAGTTGGAGCTACGCTCCGGACTTCAATTCCATTTATAGTGAGGGACACCGGCTGTGACTGGAAACTCTGAATGTTCCCATTTGTGTCAACGATGAAATCGCCGATGCTGAATGTTTTGTGTGCCCCCCACGATTCCGTGGAGGTCAGGAACTTCACCGAGTCCACGCCGTCGGAAAAATACAAGTTGTTTCCCACGCTCTGAAAATACGTGGAGCCCGCTCCTGCTGATTTTGTGAACAACGCTGCCGGGGTTGGATTTCCGGCTCCGGGCCCAGTCACATCGTAGATAGCAGAGGCCGTGTCAGCCAAAACTTTTATCTGTTCAGAGGCCGAGTTAAACAGCCGGTATTCGTAGAACCTGTTGACGTAGGGGTAGGTGTTAGAATTATAGACACTCGTGCCCGGGCGGCGGATGAGAGTTAGCTTGGAGCTTATTTCACAGTTCAGACCGTCGATGAGCGCGTCTCCGCGCGCGCCGTAGAATTCTTCTTCGATTCTTGTGCTTGCCGCGTCCCGCAGAGGACTTCTCTGCGTCCAAATTCCCGTGCTCCATCTACCCTGCCAAAGAATGCCGTACTTCGGCTGTTTGGAAGGTTGTGCCCCGAATTTAGATAGCCAATTGCTCATAATCTAGTCCTATCAAAAACTTAATATCCCAAAGGAGAGGGGCTGAAGGGCCACGCAGCACCCACGTTGAAAGGATTGAGCCAGGGATTTTCCGCTCCCATAATAGGGCGAATCGGAGTTAGCGCATAGTCGTCCTGCTGTCGGTCTGCGGCCCGGCACGCCTTCATCAACGTCTCTTCCCACTCTGCGTACATTTGTGGTCCATTGGGGCTTCCATTCTCGCGTGATAAAGCGGCCCGAAGACCTTGGCGGAATAAATAAGCCATGAAGAACGGTATCTGGTCAACCGTATCTTGCAGACGCATCAACTGTTTTGGAACTACCTGGTAGTTCACGATCAACATCCAGCAGAGACCGTTGAGGGCCGGAGTCGGTGAAAGACGTATCGCGTACCCCTCCGGATCGGCAACTGTCCATGTAATCGTCCCATCCGTAATCATCGTTCCGGGAGTTGCGTTTGGCGGGGCAGAGGGTTGTGTGCTTCCGGAAATTCCGTATGGATAAAAACCTGGGGGAAGAATTGTGGTCCCAGCGTACCCGGGAGATTCGATATTCAGCCCTAGCTGCGACGAGTCAATAAACAAAATGTTTCCGTTTTCGTCCCGGAATTGTTGAATCGGGGTTCTCGGAGTCTGTGCTTGACCATACCCACAACCGTATGCGGTATTCGCCTGCCACAGCCCGAGGAACGCCTGGTCGTTGGGAACGTAACTAACGTTGAAGGGTACGGACTGTTGGGCTGTTTGCTGAAGGTCTCGAACCGTCTCTAGGGGAAAGATTGGCTTGGGGGCTCCATTGTTGTTGGAAGTGGAGTTGTTGATGTCAATCCGCCAGCCGTCTTCCAACCATCCAATGTCCGTGATGTTGGTAACGTAGTCCTGCTGCAAGCTAACTGTGATGAATGGGGGTATTACTTTTCGATTCCATTTCCACGGCATGTTCTCAGCCAGGACGCGGCTTAAAACTTCATTTGCAACTGTGAGAAAAGGCTCTGTAGAATACCCAGCCGCACCCCCGAGGACGTTGAAGAACTCGGGCCGCGATTTTAGCTGATTGGCCAACTGCTGGAGAGTCGGCGAATTTTGTGAATTGCCCGGTAATACTGGCATCGTTCCTCCGTCCGGATAATGGACTGTTTATGATTCTATATTTTCTTGGACACGTTCACCCGGCTTCCGATTACTGGAGCTTGCCGGTGCTGCTTACCCTTGTACAGCGTTGATTGCTTCGGCTTGCCGCCCTGCTTGGTCATACGCTCCCTGTCTTTCCGTTCGCCCTGCTCCACCCGTTAGTAATAATTCTGAGCTTGAATTGCATTCAACTGCGTGATAGTTAAAGCAGACGTATAATACCTAACGTCAGCCATTGCCCCGTTGTAGAAGTCGTAATAACTTGATGTCAAGTTGCCTATAACCGGAGGATAGGTTCCTGCCGTGGTGACATTTAATGCGGAAACTATCGAGACACTCTGCGTCGTACCGTCAACGTCAGTTGTTATGCTTGTTGCCCCTGCCGCATAAGTGACTGCTACGAAGTGCCACGCACCAATAGATACATTTGTGGTTCCACAATAATTATTCCCTGAGCCGGGAATAAAGCAGATGTGATTGTTGCTGCCACTACCATTTCCGATAGCTGTTTGAACATTACCATGATCGGAGAATGTCCCGTATCCAAACAACATCTCAAAAACGGGTTCCATGCTTGATTCATAAACCCACATTGTTACCGTCCATGCTCCTGAACCAGTGGAATAACCTGTTGCATTTGCCGTAGATATATAATTAGAGTTTACACTAACAAAACAACCATCATAAGTTTGATTGACCCCTGCTTGATAATAAGTGCCAGAGCAACCGGCTGAACCTGCCCATGTTCCGTTATTTGCGCCTTCCTCGTCGGTAACAGTCCCGTTTAGCTTCCACCAATTAAGCGGAGTTGGAATAGCCGCCGCCGCTGCTGTGGCTCCGGTATGCCAAGGAATCGTGTATTGCCCCCCGCCCATGCCAAGCAAGGGAAGAAGTGTCAACAATGCAATAAGTCTTTTCATGTTATCTCGCTCCAATGTTGAAGGTCACCGCTGTGGGTGTGATTGAAGCAGCCGTTTGATTGCAGATTTTATAGTTCGCATAACCTGCTGTCGGCCACACATCCAGCACAAGACCGCCTGTGCTTCCCCAACCGGTCGCTGCGCTCGTATCCGCGCTTGCTGTGATCAAAAAAGTCATGCTTGTGGTGACCCCGGTCATAGCGACCTGCACGGTCGAGTTGCAGGTGTTAGCTCCTACGGAGCCAGTGCTGGTTGTAAAGGTAGTGTTGGCCACCGGATAAGTTACAGCCGTGGCAACATAAGCAGTCGTCGCCAACTTCGTGCTGTTGTCCCCTGCTGACTGCGTAGTGGCAGTCATTCCGTTTGCCAATGCCCCGCTTGCCACATTTGCTGCTGGCACAGACGTTGCACTATTCGCCGTACAGGACGTGCAGGTTCCTGTCAGGTTGGTTATCACGCCGCTGGATGGAGTGCCGAGCGCGCCGCCCGATTGTACCGCCCCTGTGATGCGCGAGTCATTGCCCTGTGCTACGGTATTCGCTGTGGTTCCGTAGGTTAGAGTGATCGCGCCCGTTGAAGCAATGCCAACTCCGTTGCTGGCGGAAAGCCCCGCACTGCCTACCTGCCCAATCGGTAGCTGCCCCGTCACACCCGTAGAGCCAGAGCTTGCAAGGTTCGCCGCGACCTGCGCTGCGGGAAGCTGGCTAGTCAGTGCAATCGTTCCTGTCGTTGCCGGTGCTGTTAGTGTTACTGCTCCTAGTGCCCCTGTCGTTGCCTGAATGGTGATCGTTCCGCTGGTCGCATTGGCAAGCACCAAGCTGTTGCCTGTACCTGCCGTACCCGTCACGCCGCCAGATGTGCCGGTGGTGTTTTGGTTAAGCGTGGGAATGTCGGTTGTGGCAATCGCACGAAAGGCCGGGGCTGTCGCCGTTGCGAAGAGTGCGTGTGTCGTAGTAGTGTCAGCCGCCGTTGATACAGGAGCACCTGCCGCACCGCCTCCGTAAACCACGCCGTAGTGCGTTAGCGCCGCCGAGGACGCCCAGGTTGTGCCGCTATTGAAGTAGGGGATGCCACCAGAGGTTCCGGCGATGGTAAATGCCGGAGTTGAAGTCGCTGTCGCCACCGAGACTATGCCGCCAGTCCATCCGACGCTAGTCACTGTGCCGGTAGGCAGGGCACCGCCATCCTGCGTTGTTCCTACTGTGTCCACATAAGTTACTACATGGCCCGCTGTTGTGGCTGACGTCGGACCTGTAACAATTCCCGCGCCGGACCCAGCGAGAGGCTTGCTGCTGGTCACAGTGCTGGCAGTTGCTGCTATCGGAACCTGCCCCGCGGTCATGCCTGATAAGCCACTCGAACCTGACCCGCACGACCCCCAAGACGGCGTTACTCCCGGACCGCCTGAAATTAAACATTGTGTGGCAGTTCCAGCGCTGCCGTTGAGCAAAAGAGGAGTCGTCGTACCGGCTAAATTAATAGTGGGAAGAACTAATCCAGCAGCGGCGGCAGATAAGTCCATGTTGTAAGTTGGCGTTAAATCTGATGCTTTGTTAGTAAGCAACGTCAACGTGCAAACCGGCGACTGCGCTGTGTTTGTGCATTTATTTTGCCAGCTAAAATCAACCAGTTCAGAAGCGGAGTTCGTGGTAGACCAGACATTAGCCCTGTAAGTGGGGCTTGTGCTGTATACGTTTGCCCCGTTCGTGGCTGCGGTGGAGCTTTGATATACCGCTCCGTTGTAGAGGAACTGGGGATTGCTGTAGTAGTTCGTCAACGTCCACGAATTTGTCGTAGCCAAACCACCCGCGCCGAGCGTATGGGCATCAGCCGTAACCGCTGCCGAGCCGTTGAATGTAGCTCCCGGCGATGCTCCGCCTGTATTGGTGAGTGTGAGAGAGTTGGCCGTAGTTCCTGCGCCAACGCAGCCAGAAGTAGTCAAAGCCCCACTGGTCCCATTTGGGCAAACAGGGGACGTGCTTGGAGTTCCTGTCACTTGAGAGATGCTAATCTTGCCTGAGCTATCTCCCAGTGGAATACCTGCCCATACACCCGGCGTGCCTGCGCTTACATTCACCCACCCCGCCACACCGTTTGCTGTCGCGCCAGAGTTCTGCTCCATATCTCCTTGCGACCACGCCAGAGTCGTAGGAACCGCCGCAGATTTAGTCGGTATCTGCATTTCAAGACCCAGGACAGGAGCATTGAAGCTCAATGCCTGCGAAGAAAATGTCCCAAGTCCATTCGCGGCGGTCACAACTACCGCGCCAGAATTTGTGGCATCCACGAGAGTGATCTGTGAATTTACTCCGTTGATTGTAAAGAACTGCCCAACAGAGAGGTCTGTCGCGCTAGTGCAAGTCATAAGGGCGCTGCCAGCCGCAGAGCAGGTTGTCGAGCCGCCATTCGGCGTACCTGTTGTGCCGCTCTGATATACGACATCTAGCGCATACCGTTTGCCATTCGCGCCCAGCCAGTAGCTAGGCGGAGCCAGAACTTGGCCTTTGTAAAGTGTAGTGCCGTTTGGAAGTGCGGTGTAGCCCGTATCAGAGAACATTAGAGGAGAAGCTGCAACGCCATCTTGCCAAAGCTGACTAACCTGCACGTCTCCCACCATCTGCATTGGTGCGCTGTTTGCCGCATTACTAGCGCCTGAACTTTTATTCGACGGCGCGTAAGACAGAAACGGCATCCAGCCATTAGACCCAGTTAAGTAAGTGCGCGTTAGATTTGGGATACCAAGAAACGCAGGTGAAGTGTTTGATCCGGTGCCGTATCCAAAAGCCACATTGCTAGCTGTAATAGTTATAGCTTTATCATTCGCCGGAAAGACGGATATAGATGATAAATTAAACCCTGCCGTAGAGCGCGATTGAGGAGTTATCCAGGTATTGTCAAAATTGAAAAGTGCCTGTATGCCATTTCCGGTGCTGGGGCATTGATACAACGTAAATGCTCCGAGTGGCGACGTGAGTGATGTATTAATCTCAACTTTTACGTTGTGGCTCGTGAAAAATGTTATGCCGCACGCGGCCTGATTGTCGATTAGTACTGCTGCTCCGCTGGTGGGAGTAGTGCAACCATCACAGATATCGTTGTCAAC